TTTTCTAGCTCCTCTGGTGTGGTGTAGTTAGTAGCATCTATGTAGCAGGTGTACTTGGTGCCTGTTTTATCAGCCTTAAACGCCTCGTGCATACGTCGCATAGTCTCACCGTTTATGCCGTCAATTTTAGGTGTACCAGTATAGATACGCTTACCCTTGTTACGCTCAGTGATAGGAGCTATAACGTTAACAGCCTCAATCGGCATATCAGCGAACTCGTCAAACCAATATATCTTACCGTTAGCACCACGCAAGGCTTCATAATTCGTCGCACCCAAAGCACGAAACACTGAACCATTTATCAGTGTTCGTCGCATATCATCTACAGAGTTGCTTTGACCTCCAGAAGCTAAGAGTTCTCTTGGCAGGTGGTCAACTGTCTTGAACCCATCGTCCTCAATATTAGTCCAGAAGTTGTCTAGACCCATTTTGGCAGTAGGGTATACAGCCACAGTAGTTAGCACATTTCGTACCATTTCAGGCACGAGCCCTTCAGAGTAGATGGTTGTAGTTTTTCCGCCCCTTCTCGCTATAACCAGCAATAACTCATCTATGTCAGGGTTATTCAACGCCTTAACTATGTCCTTTTGGTAATCCCTAAGAGGCAACCTGTGTGCAGGGATATTCATGGACTAACTACTTCTTTTTAGGTGTGTAAGTCTCGCCACCTTCGGGCAGTTTCTGCTCTTTAATACTTTCTAAGTATTCTTGTTCAAACGGTGCATCCTCTTCATACTTTTTGGCTTGTTTCTCGGCATTTTGTTCACGAGAATATACAGCTACCATAAGGTCTCGGTCTGTTACCTCGTTGCCACCAAACTTAACAGCTAAATCTTGCATAAGCTGTCGGTCTTGGCGTGCTACACGAAGTTTTTGTACCCACTCTTTGCCTAGCCTCCAGCCCATATCTGATTGTCGGTTTACGCCCATATCAGAGCTTTCAATTAGAGCTTTAATCTGTGCGTCTCGGCGAACATATATAGTTTCGCCTGTTTTAATGTTAAAAAAATCTATACCTTTCATAATTATTCTCCAAATAATTCCTTTAATGACTCATCTGCGTTATTGGGGTCAGCTTCACGACCTGTACTGCCCCCATCACCCGATTCATCTAATCTATCTTTAATTGATGGCTTAGACTCAGGTATCTTGGGTTTGTCCTCTATTGGTGGCGTAGTAGTCTGTTGTGCCTGCATATTGCCATAAGCTAATACATAGGGTTCCATAGCGAAATCATAAAACTCCTCAACATCAGGAGCAGATAATACTAAGTTTTTTTGGTCATCTATTGTAACCTGCTTCATATACTGTTTGTATATCTTCTGTTGCTGCTCGGGGAACTTTTCAAATACAGCTTTGTATTTATTGAGTACCCTATCTATGCCCTTACTAAAGTTAGCGTTCGTTTCAGCTAGATTGCGAGCATCGTCTTTAATCTTGGCTATACTGGTATCAAGCTTATACTGTTCATTTAGAAGCCATTGTTGAGCTTCTTCAATAGACATTGTACCGCCAGATACATCTACCACGTCTTGAGGACTACGAAGCTCCTTACCAGTAGCACTATCTACCAGTACATTTGATAAGCCATCTGGGTAATATTGTTTTAATACTTCATCTGTAAGTGTATCTAGTTCTTTAGCAGAAGTACGCTCATCATTACGCATATCAGATATAGCTGTGCGAACATCATCAATAGTTAGGGGTTTCGGCGGTATCTCCTGTCCTTCCTCACGCTTTTCTTCTGTCTGTTGAGCCTCTTTCTCTTCAGCCCTTTCCTCTCCTTCACTGTCATCTGATACTTCGGCTTCTTTAGTTTCTTCTCCTTCTTCAGTTTTAGTAACTTCTTCTTTAACTTCTTCGGCGGTATGTTCAACACTATCATCAACCCTCTCGGTGTTATCAAGGTCTAAGTCTTCACGACCCATCAACTCATCAATATCATCGTCCATTATTGGACCTCCTTTAATTTTTCATTTATCATCAGTTCCATTGTGCCGATTAAAGTAACAGCCCACTTGTTATTAGCGAGTTGTTGTTCTATTGTAAAATGCTTGTCATCTAGGTTTAACCTGTCTATAGTACCGTACTCAGCTTTCATAGCCTTTAGCTCAGTGGATATTTGCTTTAATACAGACACATTAGCTACATCGGGGTCTTTATTATCGGAGCCACCCAAAATACTACTACTTTGAGTAAAATTATAGTCTAAATCCTCGTTCATAACTCTTATGTTACATTTTTAGCAACAGTATGTAAACGTATCGTAGATTATTCTACATCATAGGGGGAGCGACCACTGGTATATTCTGAGCTTGCTCTTGAGCCACGTTGATACGTTGCGAGAGGTCGGGGGCTGCCTCAGCCAAGAACTCATCTTCTACCACACTAGCTTTAGCGGCTGCTGTTGGGTCGTTAGGGTCTTGGGTTTGCTTCATGACTGTTAGGGCATCTTGTAAGTCGGCTCGTTTTTGGTCAGTAAACTCGTCCTTACTGATAGTAGTATCAACAGTTACGTCTATTTTCTTGATATGGTCATAAAACTCATTCCAGTTAATAGCTAGAGCGTTAGGATTAGCTGGGTCATTGAATAAACCTGGCTCAACAGCCTCTATATCTTTTTTAGTTTCATCATCCACATATATTACATCATCACCATCTTGCTGGCTGACATATAAATCAAATGCAGAGAGTATATATTGCTTGATAAAGTCCTCAATAAGGTGAGTTATCTCTTGGCTAGCCTCATCCATAGCCATACGCTGTGTCTGAGCACCTACACCAGTCTTAGACTCCCCAATAGCACCTAAGTTAGCACCTGGGTTTGAGCCTAGCATGCTCAATATCTGCCCCTTAATCTCTTGTGAGATGTTGGGGTATTGTTGGCTAGTGGCTGTATCTAGGGTTAGTAGACTTACTTTAGCGTTAGGGTCGGTAGTGGTCATTATGCCACCAGATTTAAGGGATGTTGCACCTGCGAATAACCCTGTCTTTACAATAGTTGGGTCGCTGTTATATAGCCAAGTAGCTACCACATTTTGGCGTAGTGCCATCATAAGGTTCTGGTTAGGGCTGGCAAGTCGCACACGGCTATCACCAAAAGGCACTAGCTCAGCAGGGTCAATAACTAGGAATAACACTCTAGGATAGCCAAACTTAGACCTGTTAGGTACTGTACGAAGTTCTTGTGTGAGGCTAGGGCTAAAGTAAATAATATCATCCTCTATGTCAGCAGAATAACGAGTTACCATCGTATAGGTATCAGCACCATCTGGGATTGTCCCCTGTTGACTAGGTATCAACCATTCGGCATACTCACTAGCACCCGTGCCATCTGGACCAGCCTCAAGTAATGCCTTAATAGCCTTAGTATTCCAAGTGGTTGTTGGGTTGTTTTTCTCTCGGTTATAAATCTTTTTAAGTTTAGATGGGGTGTATTGTGTCCTCACGTAATGATAACCAGACAAGTTTGCGTCTTGCACGCCTGGCTCAACACCAACATCACTAAAATGTATCAAAGCTGGCTGTATGCCATACTCACCATAAAGACTGGTAGCCTTAACCTGAAAAGCATTAAAACCTCGTGATAATGCACCTCTGCCACCTAGCCTGAGCAGGTTCACAAAGCCCTTACCAAAAGTGATAGGGTTAAGGATACGGTCATTGACGATAAATCGGCTAACATACGCCTCTTTAGTCTGCTTAGAACCGTTTATGGCCATGCTGATAACTGGGACTTGTTTGATAGCCTTACGCATTTGGTCACGGATTGTGCCAGCTACGGTTGTATCACCTACATTAGGTTTTTTGCCAGAACCACGAGGGTACTGAGCGTTTGCTATTGTGTCTAAGTCCTTGAAGTCAGTAGTATAGCCATAAACATAATCTTTTGACCGTTTCCATTCTGATATTAAGTGTGTAATGTCTGCCATAAGCCTTATTATACTACATCCGCCACTACACCTATCATAACACCCTCAGGAGCAACTGCCACTAAATCAAATGAGGTATTAGACAAATTAGATGTTACGCTTATCTTATATTCATTTATTACTGGATTAGGTGTACGGACTCTAAAACGACGCTTAACCTTAGTATTAGCGTTAGACTCACTGGCACTTGGTATCTCAGTAGACCAATTTATCACTCTAGTGTTCCAACTACGCCACAGGTTACGAGGGTTGCTCCATCCACCTAACAGGTTGCGTGATGGTGCCCCATTAGTGTAAGTCTTAGTTTTAGACTTTAATTTACCTTTTTGGTTGTAATATGACACCGTAATGTTTATCGTACCTATAAACTCAGCTATGTAAAATACGCATTGGTTCATAGCAAAAAAGCTATTCTTTTGTGTGTTAAATGGTATCAAAGCACTGTCTATATTCATTGGAAACGGTAAAGAAGTACCGTCAGGAGCATCATCTTCTGCAACATAGCCCTCTACCAGTTTATAGAAATACTTACCGTCTCGTATATAAGCAAAACTGTCTCTATCTGGTGGTGATACTGTACCAACCCAGTTAGCATTTATATCCCAGATATACCATTTTGGCTTATCTTTATTAGCTAGGTCGTAAACAATTATCTGATTATTGTAGTTAAAGCCTCGTGTCGGCATAGTAAACATAATCA